GCCGCATAAGATGCAACGATCAAGCTTCCTGGGAGTCAACCCAGTCCAAAAACAGTCCACTTCCGATGGTGTAGGAAGTGGCCTCAAGTCACACCCTCAAAAGCGTTCTAATACATATTTTGCCAATGATGGCCCAATAGGTTTTAGTACCGCCAGGGAGAGTTGTAACCTGGTCGAGCCAAAGCAACTCACTCAGACAGCCCAGAAGTTAATTCTGGATGTCGCAGAGGCACTCTGTCTCTGTCTCCGTCTTCATTCCATCCCGAGTCCCCCGCCTCCCTCAATAGTTCACTATTGGGAGAAGCAGAGGAAACTGGATGGATCGGATTCGGAAATCGTGGGTGTTCTTAAAAGATCTATCTGCTCCTTCTTCTCTAAGAGGATGAAGCAGGAACACCCGGAGGGCACGTCGCTATCCCTATTTCCTACTAGAGTTTCTAGAAGGATATGGGCCAAAGCGAGGCGTGTCCGTCGTGGTCGATCTCTTTTCTGGGGATTTCTGCAAGCGAAGAATATTTGCAAGCAGACTTCCCGAGAGATGATATTAGAGACCTATGTTAAACATTCGGAGTCGCTGTCCACTGTGTCAGTGACTCCTCCTGTTCAATTAGAGCGTTTACGCTCGATTGGAAAGGGTTTCGGTTCCTTGGTTGCAAAGTATTATGAACCGTTTGAGACAGTAGTCCCAAACACTTCAGCGTACTTTGAGGTCAAGAGATCGGAAGGCGGTTTACGTAGCTTTCTACGACCACACGCAGGTTGTGGGGGCCTTTATATCCCAACATCTGGAACAAGAATTGATCCGTTCCATGTTGGCATATCTGGGCCCCCTGGGTCTGGGAAGAGCCACTTCTCAGTTGAACTTTCTACACTCATCTCGAATCTGTATCATAAAAAGTCTTTTTATGATCGGAACGTGATGTGTGCTCATTGGGATGGGTACAATGGTCAACCCGTTGTTCGATTTGACGATTTAGGTCAAAACACGAACAGCGGCGATGATCTCATTGAATTCATCCCTCTGAAGTCCAACTG